ATAAATACTTCCGATAAATATCTGGACAAAAAATTTTGGCTGGATGCTAGCGATCGCTTAATGTATGAGGGCAAAGCCCCAGAGTTTTCTGATACAAAAGCAGCTAGGATGCCAGCTTTCTTTGAGCATAGCAATGTCAACCTACCCCAATATGCTTGAGCCCTTACTAGGGCCAACAGTCGATTCCCTCTCACTAGAGATGGATGCAAAATTCCCACCACTAAATCCACATCCTAAAGAAGAGCTAGCCAGCATTATGTATAAGGCAGGGCAGCGTTCTGTAGTAGAGTGGTATCAAGAACGAACAGATTATGAAAGCCCTTCTAGTCCCACCCGATGAAGTGGTTCATATATGGCCTGAAGTAGAGCCTTTAATCAATAAATCATTCACTAATTCAACCGAAGATATACTTGCATCTGATTTCCTCGTACCTATCCTCCAAGGAAGAACATTCTTATGGATAGGTATAGAAGAAGTTAAAAAGGAAATTCAATCAGTTCTAGTAATAGAACCGAAGCAACACCCAAGACAAACATCATTATATATTCATGCTTGGTCTACTAAGTCTGGGTATGAATATAATGATTGGATGTCATTCTGGGAAGAGATAGAAAACTTTGGTAGAATAAATGGGTGTGATTTTATTGAAGCAAAGGCTAGAAAAGGTCTAGCCAGGAAATTAAACTGGACTAACAAACATTCACTAGTAACTAAGAAACTTTAGGAGAAAAATTATGGGCGGTGGAGGACACAGCACAGAGTACCATGAAACTAAGGTACCAAATGATTATGATGATGCATGGATTCGATCTAAATTCGGTGATGTAGATAAAGCAGGGTTAGACTTCTCTAACTGGAGAGCAGGAAGAGAAGCAACTCTAGGTGATGAAAGACAGCTAAGAGAAAGGAACCGTGATATGCTGGCTGGATTAACAACAGACTTTGCAAGATCACAAGAACAGATAAAGAACCTGCAGTCAGGAGCACAAGCATTGACATCTGACTTTGCTGGCTTAACAGGATCACAACTGCAGACAGCTAAGGATTTATTCAACTTGTCTAGGCAAGAAGGGTCTGGAGTATATGGAAACAGAACACAACATGGTCAAACATATATAAGACCGAGAACAGGTGGAAGAACACGAACTGATTTATCAACAAGTTCACTTAACATTTAATAGTAATGTCAACAGCTAAAGAACGTTATGATTATTTATCAAGTGATCGTTCCCAGTTTCTAAGCGAAGCAGAAGAGGCATCTAAGTTAACCTTACCATACCTTATCCGTGGTCAAGAAGAGAACACGATGGGTATGAAACAATTAAAAACTCCTTGGCAAAGCGTTGGTGCGAAGGGAGTAGTGGCATTAGCAAGTAAGCTATCATTGTCATTAATCCCTCCACAAACCAGCTTCTTTAAGCTACAGGTAGATGAGTCTAACTTAGGTGAAGAGTTCCCACCAGAAGTAAAGTCAGAATTAGATTTATCCTTTGCAAAGATAGAGCGCACCATCCTCGATGCTATTGCTGCATCAGATGATCGTGTAACAGTACATCAAGCACTACAGCATTTAGTTGTTGGTGGTAATGCACTTATCTTTATGGGTAAAGCTGGTCTGAAATTATTTCCTCTTAATCGCTACGTTATAGAACGAGATGGTAACGGTCAAGTAATAGAAATAGTCACAAAAGAACGTATCAATAAAAAGTTAATACAAGATCAACTTCCTAAAGAAAAGACAATTGAGTCTGCTACCATGTCACCCAATGAAGAGGGTTACAGCGATGGAACTGAGGGGGAGTGTGATGTATATACTCATGTTAAAAGAGATAACAATAGACTTACTTGGCATCAAGAAGTTTATGGAAAAGTATTACCTAAGTCAATAAGTAAAGCACCAATAGATGCTACTCCATGGCTACCATTAAGGTTTAATACAGTAGATGGTGAAGCTTACGGCAGGGGCAGAGTAGGGCAATTCATTGGTGATCTTAAGTCACTTGAAGCACTTACTCAGGCACTTGTAGAAGGCTCTGCAGCGGCAGCTAAGGTTGTCTTTGTAGTTTCACCCTCAAGTACTACTAAACCAGCCACGCTAGCGCAAGCAGGTAACGGAGCGATCGTCCAAGGACGTCCAGATGATATCGGTGTTATACAAGTAGGTAAGACTGCTGACTTCCAAACAGCTTACGAGTTGATGGGTCAGCTAGAGAAAAGATTAAGTGAAGCATTCCTTATACTTAATGTAAGGCAATCAGAACGTACTACTGCAGAAGAAGTACGCATGACACAGTTGGAATTAGAACAGCAATTAGGTGGGCTCTTCGGGCTACTTACTACTGAGTTTCTAGTACCATACTTAAATAGGATACTTAATGTATACCAAAAAACAGGTGAAATACCACGTATACCTAAAGGTTTAGTTAAACCAACAATTGTGGCAGGTATTAACTCACTTGGAAGAGGACAAGATGTACAAGCATTAGGACAGTTCTTACAAACCATTGCTCAGACAATGGGACCAGAAGCTATCCAACAGTATATCAATCCTGAAGAAGTAGTTAAACGATTAGCCGCAGCACAAGGTATTGATGTACTCAACCTAGTCAAAACCATGCAGGATAGACAAGCTGAGCAACAACAAGCACAACAAGCACAGATGGAACAAACAGTAACAGAGCAGATGCCTAACATGATGAAGGCTCCTCTAGCTGATCCATCTAAGAATCCCGCATTAGCACAACAACTAGCACCAGAAGGAGAAGGACCACCACTACCACCTCAGTAAATTATGGCAGAAACAATGACATATGATGCGGGGACTGATACAGTCTCCTCATCTGAAAACTTAACAGCTGATGAACAAGACTCTCTCAAAGTTGGGGAGGCTATGGAGCAACAGCAGGAGGAAGTCCTAGCTGGTAAATATAAAAATGCTCAAGAATTAGAGAAAGCTTATATAGAACTCGAAAGAAAATTGGGCGAAAAATCTAGTGAGGATTCAACAGAAGAAAGTTCTGATGAGCCACAAGCAGAAGATAAATCTGACACAGAGGATAAGCCTAATGATGTAAATGATTATACTTTCCTAGACGATTTCTACAATCAAGCATCCTCTGATAAAGGTGAGGTATCTAAAGAGATGATCGAAAAGATATCTCAGATGAGTAACCAAGACCTTGCAAAGAACTTCCTTCAATGGAGACAAGATGCTGAATCTAAGTATCAGCCTATACCAGAGATGAGTGATACAGATGTTAAAGAATTAAAAGGTATAGTAGGAGGAGATCAGAACTATTCTAACATGCTGGATTGGGCTAAGTCTAATCTCCAACAACAAGAGATAGATATGTTTGATTCTGTAATGAGTAGAGGTGATGTAGCTTCTGCTTTCTTTGCAATCAATTCTCTAGCTCAAAGATATAATGATCGAGTAGGATATGATGGGAAAATGTTAACAGGAAATGCACCTTCAACTAAAGGGGATATATATCGTAGCCAAGCAGAAATGGTTGCAGCTATGAGTGATCCAAAGTATGATAAAGACCCAGCATATCGTAGAGATGTGATGGAGAAAGTAGCTAGATCCGACATTAAGTTCTAATGTATTTCAAAAAGTTAGATCTTAAATTCAGTGTACCTGATTTCAATGTCGGTGGTCTAGCAGTTGAGTATGGATTAAGGGGATCTGATGGTACCTTCAATGGCATTTGGTATAACCACATCAAAGAAGAGAATCAATCCCCACTTAAAAATATAATCCCAGATGAACTAAGAGATAAATTTGTTATGCAGTTGATGGAAGTCAACTCATACATACCACCCCATACAGATAGTGATACACTTGCTGTTATAAATTTCTATATAGAAACAGTAGATTGTGTTACTAAATTCTATGATATCAAGGAAGGTGCAGAACCTTTACAACTACCTAACCAGACTGATGGGTACATCTATCGACTAGATGATTTAGATCCAGCTCCAGGTTTCAAGGCAGCTCCAGGTGATGTATACATCCTAGATGTTAGCAAGGTACACAGTGTGATACCTTTAGAAGGTGGAGAGATTAAACGTAAGGCTTTATGCCTTGCTTCTTCTTCTCTAAACTTTGAACAAGTAGAAAAACTATTTTAATTATGGCTAATCCATTAGCAGATGCAGCCCTAGAAGGCTTGCAAATAGGTAGAGAAGAAGGAAAACAACAAGCTAAGGTAGATAAACTATCAGCTACTAGAGACTGGGTTAACAATTGGAGAAGAAACAATGGGGTTGGTCCTAATGTCACACCTTCTAAAGATGTAGTACCATTCAAATGGATGCACCCTTTCTTAGATCGGGTACAAACAGAGCAGAGCTTACAGATTGGTAATATAGCTCACGGTACACATCGACGAGATACTGGATGGGCACAATTTGGCCATCAAGGTCCAGAAGAAGAAGGATCTAGTCCTCATAAAAGCGTTATGCCTGATGGCTCT